ATCCGCTTCAGAAGCGCATCATCGATCTGCTGGATGTCGAGCGGATCGAGCCAGGGCCGCAGCTGACCGATGCTGACGCCGTAGCGTTTTATGGTGGCGGGCCGCGCGCCGGAACGCTGTATCCACGGCAGCCAGCCGACGAAGGCTTCCTTCCAGCTGGTCGGAGGCGCTTCGCCGTAGATGATCTGGTTCTGGATCGCCTCGCGGCGCGCCTTCAGGCGCCGTTCCGCGACTGCTTCAGAGCGAGTTCGTAGGCTTTCTCGATATTCGATGCCGGCGACCTTGAAACGCGCCCAGCAGATGCCGCCCCGCCGGTAGATGTTTTTGGCCACGGCCCCCGCCCCTTCACCTCGGTCGCGCGCGCGAGTCGGCGCAGCGCCGCAATATCATAAGTCCACCGGCCGAACATTTTCGCCGCCCCCGGTATAAGGCCACGCGCGGCCTTTTCCTGCAGGACGCGCCGCCCCAGTCCGGTGATGGCGGCCGCCTCCGCCGTGCGGCACCGCTCCGGAGCAACCGGATCAGGCGATCGGGCCATTTCAGCGCTGCTCTCCCCCGGCGCGCGCATCACATGCCGGATTTTCGTTCGCCGCCTTTGGCCGGGGCGGTATCCAGAAGGTGGGCGCGTATGGCAGGCGGGGTGCCTGTTTGTCCCAGACGAGCCACATATAATCGACTTTTCCGCCGGAAAAGGCGCGCTTGCCGAGATGCTCGATCCTGTCACCCGGCGGCATCGAGGGCCGTTCGCCGAGGATGTAGATCGAGGGCGGAAAATCGGTGAACAGGCGGACGCGACCGGCGCTGGCGAGCCATTTGACGGGCAGGAGAGCCGCGACCTTGTGGGTGGCGATCGCGAGCGCCTTGCGGACGAACCGTTCGGCCAGGCCGCGCACGAGCTGGCCATTCTGGCAGCTGAAGGGCGGGTTCATGATGATCGACAGCGGGTGCCAGTGCTCGAGCAGGAGCATCTGATCTCCGAGGAAATCGTGCTCGTTGAGGAAGAGCGCGCTGTCGGTGCGCCGGAATTTGTCGGTGCCGAACGCCATGAGGCCGCGATCGGCGAGCACTGTCGGGATGGTGCAGGACCCGCACGCCGGATCGATATAATGGACGTGAAGCTCGAGGGTGACGAAGTCACAGAGGCGCTCGGTCACCCATGGTTGTTCGACGTAGAAGTCCCATGGGTGTCGATCGCCGCCGGCGGGCGGAGCGGAGAGTTCGGCGTTCATCGGCCGACATCCCCGAAGCCGCATGGATCGAATGTGCGCTGACCGTCTTCCTCCATGCAAATATCGACGTGCAGGCTATTCGGATGCGAGGGATCGAGTTCAGAGGCGCTGTACGCCCTCTCCATCCATTTTTCAGCCGCCCATCGGGTGCCGAATTTGGCGACGTCGCACTCGCCCTGATATCCGGCGTTTTCTACGACCACATACTGAATGCCCATCACAGCGCTCCTGTGGCGACGCCGCCCAGCGTGAAGGAGGGGTCGGCGCGGTGGAGGGGGGTGTTGCTCACGAGGCGTGCGCCGGCGCGCGCGGCGGCGAGGCGCTCCTCAAAGCTCTTGGGGCGCGCGGCTTCGGCGCGGCGCGCGGCGGCGAGTTCGGCGAGGAGGATTTCCTTCGCGCGATCGGCGCCATGCTCGCGGCAAAGCGCGCGGTAGCGGTAAATGTTCGCGGCGCCGGCCGGGAGCCATTTGGCTTTGCGTGCCGCCTTCAGCGCCGCCGGCGATCGGCCGCCGCGATCGGGCGGTGGCAGGTGCTCGCCCTTGGCCGAGAGCTCGGCGGCGAGCTGATCCCGAATGCGGTAAGCGCTGGATTTGCCGATTGCGAGCTCGTTGGCTGCACGGGCCACCGGTTCGCGCGCGAGGAGCCGCCGGCGCAGCTCGGCAACGAGATCCGGCGGAATGAAGCTTACCGAGTCACGAATGACGCGCCGGCGGCCGGCGGCGTCACAGCCGGGCAGCGTCTGCCCTTTGCGCGCGAGACGGCGGACCAGCCTGGAACGGATGCGCAGGCATTGGCTGTGGCTGATGCCGGTCTTCTCCGAGATTTTCGCTGATCCGTATCCCTGCAGGAACAGGGCCTCGGCTTCGCGCTTGAGTGCGGGGGAGTGCTTGCGCCCCGAATAGGTTTCGCCGCCACCATGTGCCGGCAGGAGCCGCAATTTTCGCTGGGCTTTCAGATCGGCCTCCAGCCGCCGGCGGTGATGGCTGATGCAACTGGCGCTGATGCCCATCTGCCGCTGAATTTCGACGTGGCGGGTGCCGGCGAGAAGCATTTCGCGCAGGCGCTGGACGTCGCGGGCGAGAAGGCCGCCGGCATCGTCGCGCTTCGCCGGGGTGCGACCGGCTGCGACGCATTCGGCGTAGGTGATGGCGTTGGTCGCCGTCGATTCGCAGACGCCGAACTCGCGCCCGATCCGGGCATAGCTCCAGCCCTGCCGGCGAAGATCGAGGGCGCGCCGCATGTCCTTGCCCTCGAGCGGCGGCCGGCGCCCGGCAGGAACAGCCAGGGGATACTTCATGCCGCGTTTGATGGCCTGCTGCCGGATCGCCAGGATATTACGCGACGGCAGGAGGGCCGCGCAGGCCTCGGCGCCCTGCACGGGATAGGTGCGCTCGAGGATATCGACCTCGGCCGCAGTCCAGCGGCGCTTCGGGTTGATCTCGACTGCAAGGCCCAAGCCAAAGGCGATCTGCGCGATCGCGGCACGGCTGCGATCGGGAAGCGCCTCGACGCACCCATCGATGCCTCGTTTCGGGTAGATTTCACGGACGAGCGCCTTTTCGTCCTCCGTCCATCGTTTGCCACGCATCATGGCCGTTTCCTTCCTGAACCGGGTTTTCGGCCGAGGCGTTTGAGGCCCAGCTCACTCGCGGCGGCGCGGATGGCGCATTTGGTGCGCCGGGGAAGGGCGGGCGCGCAGAGGCGCGTGCCGCCGGTGGGATAGAGGCGGGCGAGGAGACGGACCTCCTCCCCCGTCCATTCGGGGGCGAAGCCGGGCATCAGAAGGGCACCTCGTCCTCAGCCGCGCGGCGGTAGCGGACAATGCCGTGGGTCGCGATCGTGATCTCGAAAGTCGGTTCGAGCACGAAGAGGGGGCATCCCGGATTGGCAGCCGAGAGCCGCCGGGCCTCGCGCTCGGCCGCTTCCTGTGTAATGTGCTGAAAGCGCGGTGGCGTCTTGCCTTCGGGTGACCAGACGACGCAGAAAACCGGCTCCTGTTCCAACTCGGACCGGCCTTTTGCTGCGCGCTGATCGGCGAGTTTTTCGCCAAGGCGGCGCACGTCATCATAACGGTAGAGAAGGACGTTATCGCCCGCCTCGAATTTCAGCCGGTCGCTAGAGAGCAGGCTTGTGATGACGAGCGGTGCCGCGAGCTTCAGCGCTTCCCTGACGTCTTCCATGTCGTTCGCAACGATGTGGTGGCGGGCGTGAAAATGGTTGGCGAGCGCGTGATGCGTTCGCGTGTCATACATGTCATCTTCCGCTGCGCCGAAGAGGATGGTGGCGGGCATCAGGCTTCTCCTGCTCTTTTGCGCGCGGCGCGGAGCCAGTTGTGGAGCGCGCCGGCAATGCCGCTGGTGCTGGTCGAGCGTATGCCGGCGATCTTGACGCCGCAGCCGTCCGAGCGGTTGTTAATGGTGGCGCCGACGCTGTCGTGAAGCGCCAGAGCGAGGTTCTCCATCACGTCGCGCCGGCGGCGGTGCCAATCGCTTATGTCCTTGGCGGCCGAGTAAGGGCCGACCTCGGCATCGGCCCGTTCGAGCGCGTCGCGGACGTGGTCGATCAGGGGCTGAAGGCGGCGCATCAGGCCAGCCCCAGCGCGGCGGCGTAGGTTTCGAGGAGGGCGTTCGCCTCGTCGCGCGTGTGCTTTTCCATGCGGCGCAGCTTGACGATCTGGCGCATCGTCTTGCCGTCGAAGCCCTGCGATTTCGCCTCGGCGTAGACGTCGCGGATGTCGTCGGCGAGGCTGCTCTTCTCCTCCTCGAGGCGCTCGATGCGTTCGATGAAGAGGCGCAGCTGATCGGCTGCAACGATGTCGGGCATGCTGTTTCCTTTCGTTAAAGTTGGGCGTGGAGGGCGGTGAGCTCGGCGATCAGGACGCCGAGCTGGTCACGGGTCAGCGCGGTCATCAGCGCGTCGGGTTCGAAGGCCGGATCGTCGGCTTGCGGGCGGAAGAGGAGCACGGCGCCGCCGGCCTCGGCGGCCGGCCAGGCGGTGAGGCGCAGGCCGGTGTGGACGAAGGTGCGCCACGGCTCGCTATCGCCGGCGGTGAAGCGGCCGTAGCCCTCCGCGTCGACCAGGAGGGGCGCGATCACAGCAGCACCACCGCGATGAGGGCCACGAGGACGCTCGACACGAAGCCGACCGTCAGGCCGTCAAAAAAGGCGTGCGGGTGGGCCGGTCCGGCGTCGCGGCGAGCGGGGGCGGTGCGGACGGCAAGCGGCGGCTTGCACGCGCGGCAGCGGCACCATTCGTCGTGGATGGTGCCGGCGCCCCGGCCGGGCAGTCCTTCTTTGGGCATCACCGCCTCCCGCCCCGGGCGAGGTCCTGCTCGCAGCGCGTGCAGAGCGTCGGGTCCTCGGCCGACCAGCTGGTGTCGTCCCCTGCGCGATCGGGCTGGACGGTCCATTCGTCCCAGCCGCAGCGCCGGCAGAGGCGCGGATGCTGCTCGGGCGGCAGGGAGGCGAGCTGGACGTAGACGTCGGCGCTGAACGGGAAGGCGCGCGGTATGTCGAGATCGTGGACGCGCTTCATCACCGTGCCCGTCTGCTCGAAGAAGCGGAGGTTCTCCTCGCAGTCGGCGCGATGCTCGGGGCGGTGCCAGAAGGGGCGCGCGGCCTGCTCGATGGTGAGGCCGGCGGCTTCGCGGCGCAGGCGCAGATAGTCCCACGGCCGGATCGGATCGGGCCGGAACAACTCGGGTGCGCGCGCGGCGGTGGCGTGACGCATGGTCAGTCTCCTTGAGGATGGCGCGGACGGGGCCGCGACGGGAACGGGGCGATGAACATCAGGCCGCGCCCCTCGGCTCGCCGCCGGGGCGGCGGAAAATCCAGCAATGCACCGATTTGCCGGTGCGGCTGTTGACGGAGCCGACGCCTACGAAGGGCCGGCTTTTCGAGGTTTTCAGGTGACGGAGGAGATCGGTGTGGGCCGGGATCGTCAGCCGCCGATCGGCGCAGCGCTGCTCGAACTCGCCCAGGCGGACGGCTATCAGGCCGGGATCGCGGTGGTGATTGATCGGGTGGCTGCTGTCGGCGCCCTCCAACTCCTCGAGGAAATCATAGCGCTCCCAGAACAGCGCTACGTCGGGATGCTCGGCCGAGACGGCGAGCTGGCGCTGGCAGGCCATGTCGCGGATCAGCTGCGCGGTTTGCGCGTGCTGCTCGCGGGTCAGGCTGGGGAGGATCAGGCGGAGCGCATCGAGGAAGGCGAGCAGCTGGCCGTGGGTTTTGGCGAGACGGTTGGTGCGGATCTCGGGCAGGCCCAGCAGGGCATGTTCGTAACGGCCGAACGCCTGGCGAAAGCAGGTGAGGATATCGGCTTCGCGGCGGACGGCGTGGATGATGAAGCCCGACACCTTCTCGATCGGCCATTGTTCTAGGCGCTGGGCGGCTTCCTTGGTGTCGTCGGACCAGCCGGTCATGTCGAAGCCGAGTGACATGATCCGCTCGAGGATCGCGCGGCTGGCGCTGACTGGCTCGTTCTGCTCGATGACGATCGCGCCGCGAAAGGGCGGCTCGAACGTCTCCATGCCGCCATTCTTGACGCCGCGCGAGCGGACAGACCGGCCGTTATAGGCGGTCTTCAGCTCCTCCCATTCGAACTTGCGGGCGTGGCTCGCCTCGTCGCGGCGATCGCCCTCGATCAGGACGACGGGGAGGTTGCCCACCTTGCCGAGGTTGCGCGCGATCGCCGCCGGCGTGGCCTTGGCGGGGTCAAAGCCCTCGTAATTTTCGCGGCCGAAAAGCTTCCAGAGGAACTCGACAAGTGTGGTCTTCCCGGTGCCGGGGAGGCCGAACATTTCGAGGAATGGGAAGCTTTTTTGATCGCGGCGAACCTGCTCGGCGAACAGGCTGGCGAACCAGAAAGTGAGGACGACGATCCCTTTCGCCCCGTAGGCGGTCCAGAGATCCGAGAGCCAGCTGGTGTCGAGCGCCTCGGCGTCATAATCGATGTCGAGCAGGCGTTCGGACGTGCCGAGCTTGAGCGCGACGTCACCCAGCTCGAAATAGGCTTCCTCGTTTGGCTTGTAGACGCGGCCCTTGCGGACGGCGATCTCGCCGAAGACGTAGGATTCGCTGTCGCGATCGTAGCCGGTGAAGGCAAGCGGCTGGACGTCAGCGATCCGCGGCGTTTGCCGCTGCATGATGCGATCGAGATGATATTGCGAGCCGGTCCAGATCGCGCCGGTGCCGATTGCGAAGAGGCGTTTTTTGAACTCGGCGGCGGTGGTGAGCGCGGCGGCGGAGAAGGCGCCCTTGGTCGACGGGCGGCCGCGCGAGCTTCCGGCGGGAAAATCGACCTGCAGGAAGTAAGCTGTTTCATCGGTGGCGTCGTCGCGCTGCCGATAGAGGGCACGGAAGGTGACGTTGGCTATCTTCTCGATCCGCAGCGCCTCGCGCGCGGCCTGTTCGCGGATTTCGGCCTCGCGCGCCGGATCGGGCTCCTTGAGCTCCTTGCCGCGCGTGGCCTGTCGGTAGGCGTCGACGCGCTCCTCGACCTCGCCGGCGTCGATCGACGCCCAGTAGGTTTCGGTGCCGAAGGTGAAATGGAAGCTGGCGAGGCGGTGGCGTTCCCAGATCAGGTGGGCCTTGTCTGTCGCGGTCGGCGCAATCAGGACCTCGCCGTTCCACAGATAATCGGCGCGCCGGCCGGCATCGAGGCGATCGCGGATGAGGCAGTCGTTCCAGTCGAGCTTCTGGCCGTCCTCGCCCTCCTCGCGCGTCTGGGCGGCGCCGCAGGTCCAGCCCTCCTCGCGGGCGCGCTTGACATATTCGCGGATGTACCTGGTGCCGGTGCCGCCGAGATCGAGCGCCCAGATCAGCTTCGGTGATTTTTGCGGGGTCGGCCCCTCGGCGATCGCGATGCGGAGCTGGCGCAGCGCGTCCTCGGGGTAGAAATAGGCCGACATGATCGAGACGGCGCGCTGGCCGGCCTGCTCGAGCGCGAGCGCGTCGAAGATGCCTTCGACGATCCAGATGGTGTCGCCGGCGGCGAGCGCGGCGAAGCTGACGTCGGGGCGCTGCCACCACTGGCCTTTCACCGTCTTTCCGGGGCAGAAACGGGCCTTTCGATCGAAGCGGCCGGGCTGGTCGATCAGCCTTTCCCACCATCCGCCGCCGGGGAGCGGGAAGCGGACGGTGGCCGAGACGCGGTTCGTCGTCTGGCAGCGATAGGTTTCCTGCGCGTAGGCGCCGCGCAGGCCGCGCAGATCGAGGCCGCGCGCGTGGGCGAGATAGGCGTCGGCGGCGGCGTTCGGTTCGGCCTCGCTGGCCTGGTAGCGGTTCGACCAGGAGTCGAATATCTCGGGGTAGAGTTCGCGGACCGACCGCTCGTAGCCGCAGCTGTTCTGGCGGCCGCATTTGACGACGCGGGGCGTCACCGCGTGCGTGTAGACCTCGTTCTTCTTGCAGTCGGGGCAGCGGCCGCCCGACAACCAGGTGCCGCCCTTCTTCTTCCACCGGAAATCGGCGTCGAGGCGCTTGAGCACTTCGCTGTGTATGTCTGTGCTCGTCGTCATAAGCGGGTGGCGATCTCTCGGGGCAAGGGGGCGGCGGTCCCGCCGACAGGGCCGGCGGGCGGGGATGTTTCGAAAAGGCGGGGATCAGGCCGGCGTCAGCCGGTGGCGCTGGCGCGCGTCACGTCGTCATTTGCCGGGCGCGGCACCTCCGGGCCGCCGGGATCGTTCGCCGGGCGCGGCGGGCCGGCCGGCCGCGTGTAGACGGGCAGGTCGAGGCCGGGCTTCGGCGTGGCGCTGGGCGCGAGCGTGTGGACGAAGCTGAGCGCGGCCTTCCAGCGATGGCCGCAATCGAAATTTCTGCATTCGTAGAACAGCTCGTCATAAGTCGCGGTGATCGATTTTCGGCTGGCCACTCGTGCGATCCAGTCGCAATGCGGGCAGCGGCTGAAGACATTCCGCACGGTCGGGCGGCCGCGTGTGCGGCCGGAAAGTTTCGGCATCAGGGCAATCCCCCCTCGTTCACGTCGTTCCGGCGCCCCGCGCGCAGGATGGCGAGCGTGTTTGTGAGGGCGTCCATCGCTTCGACGACTTCCTTTTCGGCGATCGCGCGTTCGGCGGTTGAGGCGCCCGGTCTTGTGGCGGCGACGAGGGCGGCGTGCGCCTCCCCGCCTTCCTTGATGACTGTGACGGTCTTGCGCGCCAGTTCCTCGGTGCAGGCGGCGAGCGCGACCGAGTCGGCGCGCAGGCGCAGCGCGTAGCAGGCGAGCAGCGGCGCGCCGTCGCCGCCGGCGGCGGTGTAAGCGGCGTCGAGGGCGAGGGCGGCCTCCATCGTGACGGCGGCGGCGATCTCGATCTCGCTCCACGCGCGCACGGTGCGCTCGGAGCGCCTGGCGTGGCGGGCGACATCGTCCCAGCCGATCACGCCGGCGATCTTGGCGATGGCGGCCTCGAAGCTGAGCGGCGGGCGAAGCTTGGTCATCGCGCGCCGATCCCGATCGCGAGCGTGCCCCACAGCGTCAGGCAGGCGAGGAGGATCAGGATGCGATCCCAGCGGGGCGAGAGGCGGCGGCGGTTCATTCGCCTGCGCCTTCGGTTTCGGCCGCGGGCTGGGGGCTCAATCGCCCCCATAGGATAAACTCCTCAAACTCCGCTGCGCGGTCCACGAAATCTTCGCCCCAAGCCATATTTGCCATCGAGCGCAGCGCCATTTCGAGGCAGGTCTTTCGGATTTCCTGCGCGTAGAAGGCGAATTGTTCGCGCGCCTCATGCGACTTGCGGACGGATGCCTCTATAAGCCTTCGCTGGGCATCGGGGCTACTGATCGGTGAGAATAGAAGTCTCGCGTTCTTCGCCTCGTTGGCGGCCATTTGTCGATAAGTTTCGGCGGCGGCCGCTTTCGCCGCCTCGGTGACGACGGGCGTGAGCGCAGCAGCGAGGGCCCGCGCCGTCTCATCATGAATGAGCTGGCGAACATGCTGCTCGATGGCGACGCTGGCGTTGCTCACAGCGCACCCCGCTGCAAAACCACGTTGCGATCGCAAGAGACGTCAGTTCCTCGCTGCCCTACAGCCGCTGAATGAGCACCATCAGGGAGGTTGCGTGGATAGAGGTCCGGGCGAAGTGCGTGGCGAGACACGCCGGTTGCGGCCTCGGCCTTCAGGACGAACTCTCCAGGGAGATGCTTGCCATGCTTCAGCGCATACGAAACACGCTGTTGTGCCATGCCGGTCTTTCGCTCGAAGCCTGATTGGCTACCAGCCCGATCTACGGCGAGATGAAAGGCTTCTAGGGGGCTCATCATTCACAACGAGATACATCGGATTACAACCATATACAACGCTTTTGTAGCGTCCGACGCTAAAGAATCTTTGTAGCGTCGCCGGGTGGATAGATTGGACGACATAGCAACGTGGGTGCGGCAGAATCGGGAGGACCTTGGTTGGTCAGCCGCTCAGCTGGCCGAGAGAGCGCGTATCCGCGCTCGGGATCGAGGCGACCGGATACAGTTAACGCAACAATCCATCTCTGGGTTGGAGAACGGGCGCCTCAAAAAGAAGCCGTATTGGCTGCGTTACGTCGAAGAGGCCATTGAAGAAGGAGGAAGTGATTACCGGCGAGATGAGGTAACAAGCTTGTCAGCTGCAGATCACGCGCGGGAAATTGATGCAGTCCTCGTTCCTCATTATGGTTCATGGCTTTCGATGGGTGGTGGCACGGTGGTTTCGGAACCGGCTATCCTTGAGTATTTTTCCTTCTCGCGCTCGTGGCTTCGTGGCCGCATCCGAGGGATGCCTGAAGATGTCGTTCTCCTCAATGGTGAAGGAGATTCGATGGAGCCGACGATTCGCGATGGCGATGTGCTACTTGTCGACCGAAGCCAAAGAAATGTGCAGTCGGACAAGATTTATGCGATCGCCGTGGGCGACACCGGAATGGTTAAGCGCCTGCGGAAAGAACGGGGAGGCGGGTACACCATCCTTTCCGACAATTCGCTGGTACCACCTGATCATGCCAACGATGGTGAAATGGAAGTGCTTGGCCGTGTTATTTGGATCGGCCGGTGGAGTTAAAGACTGCCTTGGGGGCAAATAAGGGGGAGGTCATGTCGAAAAAGATCATGGTGGCGATTGCCGCCGTTCTCGTGCTTTGTGGAGCCTGGTATTTCGGCTCGCCCCGATGGACGCTCTATCAGATGCGCTCGGCGGCCGAGGCGAAGAACGCGGACAAGCTGGCGAGCTATATCGATTTTCCCTCGCTGCGGGATTCGCTCAAAAAGCAGATGAAAGCTCAGTTAGCGGCCAAAACGCTCGAGGCGGACGACGGATTTGCGGCCTTGGGCGCTTTGTTCGCAGCCAACATGGTGGACGGCTTGATCGACGGCATGATCACGCCTGACAGTATGCGGCTGATGTTCGATCGTGCGGAAACGGCCGATGCGGGGAAGCAGGTGCAGCGGCCGATGGGCATGGATGCAACCCAGGCGACTTTCGAAAGGACCGGCTTCAGCGCGTTCCGGCTTCACACCGATGGCAAGAAGAACGGCGGTGCGCTCGAGTTTCACCGGGAGGGGCTTGGCTGGAAACTGGCGGCAATCCAGCTGCCTGCCGATGCGCTTGCTGACTGACGGCGGAGGGGCGAGACTGGCGCTGGGGGAACGAGAATGACTGTCGAGTTTGAGGGTTTCGACGTCCAAGTCGGTAGCGTTAATAGTTTGGAACCTAATATATTTTATAGCGCAGTTCGCCTCGCCAACAGCGCTGGAACCAATTTAGGCTACAGGCAAAAGTGGCCTTTAGCTGGTCCAAATGACATAATTTATATACTTGCGAACATGGAGTTTTGGAGAGAGGTTTTGCCGTTTGCTGGCAAAGCGATTGCTGGTGCAATAATTGGCGCGGCTGGACAAGCGCTTTGGGGGCAATTCTTTAAATCTAAACTTACTCGGGACGTCGAGGCACTAACAGATCGGCAGCGGGCGATGATCGCTGCGCTCGATGAGCTTAATAGCCAGATAGCGAAAACGAGCAGATACTGGCAACCTAATTCAGAAATTCGTTTTGGTCTTCCGACCACCATAGGGGCCCATCGTGGCGATGTCGGCTTCACTATTCGTGATTCCGAACGAGATCCTGCCCTCGCTATCATGGCGCTGAATGTGATTGGACCCGATGTGATGGAAGTGGTCGAGGAACGACGGAAATCAAACGACGGTGCAGTCTCCAAGCATGTTATGGGCGATATCAAGATCGAGGAAGATGGTTCAGTTAGTGCAGAACTCAACGTTCACGGTACACCTATTGGGATTATCCGTAAGTCGGTGAGCAAATAATCGGGAGCGAAAAAGACGACTGGAAAGGCCCGTGTTATCGCCTCGGCCATCTTACGGCGAAGCCCTGTCGCAGCTGCTGTTCGCCCAGATCGAGGCCGTTGACGGTGCAGCGGACGACGCGGCGGCCGTAGCGGTCGGTGGGCTGGAAGCCGCGCCGATCGGGGCTGGCGTCGACGACGGCGCAGCGTACCGGCCCCTGTCGAACAAGCCGGCGGAGATTGTCACGGGAAGCGCGGGCGCGTGCGTCGTTACAGTCGGCGCCGCCCTTGGGATAGGGGCGGCAGCGCGGCGCCGAGGTGAAGTCGGGCGCATCGATGCGGGCGAGGCGCATCGCCTTGCCGCCCCGGCAGCGGATGTAATCACCGTCGTGGACGAAGGGCGCGGGGCAGGCGAAGGCGGGCGGCGGAAGAGCGGCTGGCATCAGCCGATGCCTAGCGCATAGAGCAGCAACGTCAACGCGGCGACGGCGAGCACCAGGCGCAAGATGTCGCCGGCGAGCAGGCGGCCGAGCAGGGCCAAGCCGCCGGCTGGGGCGTCGCCGGCGGCGCGATCGGCGGGTTCGCGCAGCACCGGCGGTCAGGCGGCCTTGAGCGTCGGGATCGCGTCGAGCTGATCGCCCAGCTCGCGCGCGGCTTTGTGGAGATCGTAAGCGTGCTGCATGTTGAGCCACATCTCCGCCCGATTGCCGAGCAGCTTCGCGAGACGCAGCGCCATCGGCGGCGTCACCGGCAGCTTTTCGCCCAGGATATCGTACAGCGTCTGGCGCGAGACGCCGAGCAGGCGGGCGATCTCGGCCTTCGGCCGCTCGAGCGCGGGGATAATATCCTCCCGGAGCAGCGCGCCCGGGTGGGCCGGCGCGAGGCCGGCGAGCAGGGGGTTATTCATTGCGTCCTCCTCAATGATAGTCTTCCAGATCGACATCAATCGCACCCTCGTCCCAGCCAAAGGTGATGCGCCAGTTGCCGCTGACTGACACCGCGTAACGCTTCGGTTCGCCGTGCAGGCCGTGGAACTCGAAACCGGGCAGGTCCATATCTTCCGGAACCGTGGCGGCGTTGAGCGCGGCGAGAATGCGGCCGATGCGCTCGGGCTTTTGCACCGACAATTTTCTGGTCTGGCCGGTGGCGGCGAACAGGCGAAGGCCCTTGTTGCGGATGCTCTTGATCATAGGGAATATGTAAGGCAACACCTTACATATGTCAAGCGATACCTTACATGAGTGGACTGACCCATTTTTGGAAACGGGCGGCTTATTATGGACTCCATAATAACGCGCGCAACGCCTATATGGCCGCAAAGAATCGAGGCCCCAAGGTGGATACGAAACAGGATGAAAAGGCGCTGCGCGCGCGCCTTATAGAAGTTTTAAAAGAATGTCAGGCTATTGCAGATCAGCTTAGGGAAGCGCGCGTGGCTATCGCTCTCGACGACGCTATCCTTTGGCTAGGTGGCGATCCTGACGAACTGACGTTAGATAAAGGGTGAGAGATTCACTCATTTCTGGCGAGAGCCGGACATAGACACGCCTGCCGTCGTTCGGATCGGCAATGCGGACGAGCCGGCCCTCGTCGGTCAGAAGCTTGATCCAGCGCAGCCCCGTTGTTGGCGGCACACAGGCGGCGATACACAGGCTGCTAACGCTCACGGGCCGTTCTTCGCGCTCAGCAATGTACAGGTCGAGGAAGATGTCCCAGGCCGCATCGCTGAAATAATCGCCTGGGAAGTGGCGGTCGCGCCGGCGGCGCTCCTCATAGAGGAGCTTGGCGACTTCACCGAGAGAGAGAGGCTCCCGTTCCATCCAGGGCGTGCCCCGGGCGCGAGCAGCAACGCGCCGGCACATGTCGTCGGCCAAGAGCGTCGCGTTCGAAAGCGCCGTCCGGAGCTGATAGAGCACGTCCGTTGTCGATAGCTGTTCCATTTCTGACCCCCTCCGTTATTCCGGATGAGAAACATTAATTCGGTAAAATATTAATTTACCGTCAAAATAGAGGGTTGGCGTCAGGCCCGAGTTTAATGCAGGAATTTCGGCGCTTGCGGTCGATACACTAATGCGCACAAGCGTCGTCTCAAGAGCGGATGGATGAGCCATCCACGATAGTACGGAGGCCTTAAATGGATGAGCCCCCTAAAATTCAAATTTCCAGTTGACATGCCGATGATGCGCACCTAAATATAGGTGCATCGGATGGCCATTGGGGCCGCCGGGCAAGTCCAGAAAGGGACGGCAAAATGACCTATTTTGTTCACGCATCTGATTTCTCGGATATGCAGGACAGCGATTTGATCGCCATCGCGGACAGCCTGGAAGAGGCTCAAGCCGCAGTCTCGGCCGGCGATCCGCAAAAATTTCACACGATCACCGATCAATATGGATGCGGGCACGAATAGGCGCCGCCCGCGTCATTCTGGCCTGCCGCCAAAATCGGCAGGCCGAAATCTTAGGCCATATCCGCGCTAAGGAGGCAAAATGGCGCTCAATCCCAAGCACGACAACATCCATTACCTCGTCGGCCGCCTCTGCGGCGAAATCTATCCCGAGAGCGTCGCCGATATCCCGGCCCACACGACAGGCAAGGCGCTCGCCAACCCGATCGAGGCGATCCCGCTGCTCAAGCTGCCGGATACTGACGCCGTGGCCGAGATCATGGAGACGATGCCCGCCGATCCGCCGAGCTATCCCAACGGCGCGCGGATCGAGCTGCAAGGCGAATTTTGGCTCGGCTATTATCAGCAGCGCGCGGCCAAACGCCGGGCCGCCGCGCTTACCCCCGACGATCTGACCCGCGCAGGACAAGCTCTGTTCGGCGATCGGTGGCAAACCGACCTGGCCGGCGCGCTCCATCTCACCGACTCGGCGCGCATCCGACAGATGCTATCCGGCCGCCGCCCCGTTCCGCCGGGTGTCGCCGCGGAGATCATGGCGCTTCTCCGGCAGAAATCAGCGGAGGCCGCGGCGATGGCGGATGATCTGGAGAGGCGGTGAACGGTGCGATGCGCAATCTACACACGCAAATCCGCCGACGAACGCCTCGATAGCCAACTCGGATCAACGACCCGCCAACGCGAACTATGCGAGGCCTATGTCACAAGCCAATCCGGTCAGGGCTGGCACACGATCCCAACTGCGTATGAGGATATCGGATTTTCTGGCGGGACACTTAAGCGTCCCGCGTTGGCCCGCCTGCTCGCCGACGCGGCGTTGGGCAAGATCGATGTAATATTGGTATACAAGATCGATCGTCTGTCGCGGTCCTTGCGTGATTTCCTTGACATGATCGAAACATTTGAACGGCATGACGTTGTATTTGTAGCAATAACGCAGTCATTCGACACGGGGTCGAGCACCGGGCGGCTGATGCTCAACGTCCTGTTGAGCTTCGCCCAGTTCGAGCGCGAGTTGACAAGTGAGCGTTTGCGTGACTGGCTAGAGGGCGCACGCCAACGAGGCCTGTGGACCGGGCGCGCTCCTTTCGGATATGACTGCACCGACAAGCGACTGACGATCAACGATGAGCAAGCGCGAGCTGTTCGCCTGGCGTTCCGCCATTATCCTCGCGTAAAATCGTCGCGCGCGATCGCTGAAATGTTAAATGCTCGCGGATATCTTAACCGTGATGGTCGGCCATGGATGATGCAGGCCGTCAACGACATGCTGCACAATCGGTTGTACAGAGGTGATCTCGTCCATGACGGGAAGGTGGTAAAGCATCAGGCGTTCGATCCAATCGTCTCGGAAACCGAATTCCGGCGGGCACAAGCTACAATCGCGGAAAGTCCGAGACGAAAAGCTGGCATCCGGGGCAGCTGGATCGGAACGTTGGCCGAGCGAATTTATGGCTCGCGTGGCCAGAAACTCATACATCTGGCCCAGCCTCGTCGGGGCAAAGTATATCGCTACTATGTACCGAGCACGATCCGCTATCGCGTCTACGAACCTCCGCTCGACCGATATCGGGCGGAGGCACTGGAGACGGCGGTTGTCGATAAGATCGAAGAAATTACCGGTGCTACGCTGGCGACCGATAGACATGTCGCGGCCGGCCAGATCAGGCGGCTTTTGCGGCGTATAGATGTGGAGCCAGAGCAGGTGCAGCTTGAATTTAACGCCGGAGGTGTTTTTCGTGCACCGCACGATGCAGAGATTAAGGTGCGGAGTGGCTAACCGCTCGCCCCTCACGCCCCGGGGGTGACCCCGCCGACATAGCAGAAGCCGCCCCGCTATTCTACCGGCCGCCGCCGGCCCCAGCTCCTTAAAATGAGCGTCAGGCCGCCGTTTCCAGTTTGAGCTGCGTCATCAGTCCACGATCGCCGTCGAGGCTGTGCGTGGCTTCGGAGACGAGCCATTTGCGTGACTGGATCGGGTCGGGGAAGCCGGTGAGCGTCGTCGGCGCTTCGGGAAAGATGTCGGGGCGGCCGAGGGCGAGGGCCATCTCCAGCTGGGCGGCGCCGCGCTGGATGCGGTTCCACTCGGCCGAGGCGGCGGCCTTCGCGTCGGCCTCGCTGGCGTAGGTGCGCTTGAGGTGCTTGCGGGTGCCGTCGTCGCCGCCGACTTCCACCGTCTTGCGCTTCGCCGCGTCCTGATCGTGCCAGGAGGCGGAGACGCCGGCGTAGGCGTCGCGCTGCACCTCGCTCATCCGATAGGTATCGCCGTCACCGACGCTGATCGCGATGTTGGCGATCGGCTTGCCGGTCGGCGTCGTGCCCGCCCCGATCGGGGCGAAGATAAGCTTGCCGGCCTTGATGGTGGCTACCGCGTCATAGCGGCGGCCGAGATCGCGCACGAGCGCCATGTCGCTCTGCGCGGTTTGGCCGAGGACCGGTACGGCGATGCCGGCGAGGGCCTCCGCGCAGGCGGGTTTTAGCCCGTTGGCGGCGGCGACTTTGGCGACGATCTCGCCGATCGTGGTGTTGTGATAGGCGTCATCCTTGCGGACGCGGTAGCCGGCGGTGAGATCGGCCGATCGCGCGCGGATCGTGTAGATGTCGGGCGGGCCTTGCAGCGCCACCTCATCAACGATGTATCGCCCCTTATCGATCAGGCCGACGCGCACGTCCTTGCCTTGCCGCCAGCCGAGCTGGACGGTGAGCGCCGCACCCGTCTTCGGCCAGGTAAGGCGCCCGTCGTGATTGGTCACCTCGAGATCGAGCTGATCGGCCTCGCCGCCGCGTTTCTCGGTGAGGCGGAGCGTGAGGAGGCGCGGGGCGATGCGATCGGTGAGGTCTTTGCCATCCAGCGTGACGCGCCAGTCGGCGATATTGGCGAGGCCGCCCATCAATCGTCCCGCTCAAGCTGGAGGTTGAAGTCGATGCGGCGCGGTACGCCGTTGTCGACAAACCAGCCCTGCCGCTCATCGAGCGCGACGATGACGAAATTGCCGAACACGCGGCCGGCGCCGTCGACCAGCGGCCACGCCTCGCCATCGTCGGCCATCGTGCGCAGCGTCTCGAGCGCGGCCTGTCGGCCGGCGATCTCGGGTACGAGCGCGCCGCGCAGATTGATGGTATCGGGGCCGGGACCGACATATTGGCTGGCGGGCCGCGCGCCGAATCGCGGGACCGACGTGTGGCGCCAATCGCTGCGCCGCTCCAACTCGTCGAACAGCGCGGTCGGCAGGTCGAAGACGAAGAGGCCGAGGGCGGCGAGCATCAGGCGTCGTCCGAATAAGAGGAGCGCCGCTCCGCCTGCTGGCGCTGCTCGCGGCGGTCCAGCTCGCGGGCGACGGCCTGGGCGATGGCGCGCGCGTCGTCACCCGGCTGGGCGTAAATGTGGATTTCGTAGCGGGGCGCGGCGGCGGCCGGGGCGGATGCGCTCGGCGCTGCGCCGGCGGCGGCGGGGATCACGGGCACGGCGGCGACGGCGGCGGCGGTGACGCCGGTGGCGATGCCGCGCATCGCGCGGACGGGCAGCTGCGCGCTGCGCGTCAGGCCCTGGGCGAGACCGGCGGACATGAAACCGCCGAGCTGCGCGAACACGCGGCTGGGCGATTTAATGCCGAGCTTGGCCCGGAACCAGCCGACGACTTTATCACCGAGACCCGTGATCGTGTCCCGCACCGCCGCGATTTTGCCGGTGATACCGGAAATAAGGCCGGTGAGCAGGTGAGCGCCCGCCTCCTTGAAGCGCGTCCACAGGCCGGAGATAAAGGCGAGCGCGCTGCTGAAGGCGGCCTTGATCGTATCCCAGTGCTTGTAGATCAGATAGGCGGCTCCGCCGATCGCGGCGGCGATCGCGACGAAGACGAGAACCATCGGGTTGGCGAGCATCATCAGGCCGGCGCGGACCACGCCGCGCGCTAGCATGAGCATACCGACGCGGACGGCACCGAACAGGCCGGGCAGGATACGCAGGATGCGCAGCTTTTCGGCCGCGAAGGCGAGATAGCCCCAGCCCTTGACCACCTGACCGCCGATCAGGCCGAGCGCCCCGAATGAAACTAGCGCGGCTGCGCTGGCGGCGCCGATCGTCGCGATGCCGGCGGTAATTTTCGGAAAGCGCTGGGCCAAGGTGGTAGCGCGTTCGGCGAGTCCGGAGAAACGGTCCATCGCCGCGCTCGCCCAGGGCAGAAGGCCGTTGCCGATGGCGTGCCCGAGTGTCTGCGCGCTTGCGGCGAGGCGGGCGGCCTTGGCGTTGGCATCGTCGAGCCGGCCGGCGAAGTCACGCTCGACCTCGCCATTGGCGCGCAGCGCGTCGGCGCGGATTTGGCGATAGAGGCCGAGGTTCTGGATCAACGGACGCAGCGCGCCCTGGACTTGCATGTCGGAGAAGAGGAAGCTGAGTTTCGACAGGTCGCCCTTCAGCGTTTTATTCGTCAGCTCGGCGATGGCCTCCATCGGCGTCTTGCCTTCGGCCGCCGCCTTTTTCATGGAGGCTGGCAGATCGACGCCGAACTTCGCGAAATTGTCGATCGCCTGCTTGGTGTTGATCTTGGTTAGCAGGTTCTGAATGTTGTTCGCGGCGGTGGAAGCATCGCCGGTGCCCTTGCGCGCGATCTCGAGCGCGGCGGCGAGGTCGGCCACCGCCGGCGCGCCGCGCTGTCCCAGCGCCTGCGCCTGGGCGGTCAGCGCGGGGAAATATTGCGCCATGTCTTTCAGCTCGAACGCGCCGGCCTTCCCAGCAACGGCCATGATATCGAGCACCTTCGACGTCTGATCGATCGGCACCTTCAGGTTGTCGAACGCGGCGAAGCTGGCGGCCGAGAGGTCCGCGATCTCGGCCTTGTAGGCGGTGGCGGCCATGCCGATCGGCTTCAGCATGCGCATCGCGACGCGCGGATCGAGGCCCTTTCCGGCAAGATCGTCAAGGCCCTCGGCGAGCGTGGTGGAGAGCTGGCCTACCTTCGGCCCCAGCGCGTCGAGCTGGCGGCCGAGCGCGGCGCCGGCGGTGCGCGAAAGGTTCACCTTTTGCGCGATATCCGTCATGCGTGACTGGAAATCGCTGGCGCTCTTGCCGGCGGCGAGGAGCGGAAGGCCGGCGGCGGTGCCCGACGCCATCGCGCCGACACTGGCGCTCTGGATGCGCGATCCCAGCGCCTGCGTCTTTTCGAACCGCTCCTGTGTCGCGCGGTTACGCTCGAGCTGGGCCTGCTGATCCTTGAGCTTGCGGGTGGCCTCGTAGACGCGGGTGGCGAGGCGGTCCTCGTGGCGTGCGAGATCGGCGACGTCGACGCCGGCGGCCTCAAGCCTGCGGCCGACCTTGCCGATCTCTTCGGACGTCGTGCCCAGCCGGCGCTCGAGCGCGGTGGACGCTTTCTCAGCGTTGGCGAGCGCGCGGCTCATATTACCGGTGGGACCTTCGGACGCGGCGATCGCGGTCTTCAGCCGATCGACCTCAGCGCGCTCCTTTGCGAGCGCGCGGGTGTCGGCGCCGAGGCGCGCCTCGAGCGTCTTGAGCTTGCCCACCTGCGCCTGGGCGGCGCCGAGCTTCGAGATCTCGGCCTTCGTCTTGGCGATCTCGCCGCTCAGCGCCCTCGATCCGCCGCCGAGCTTGCGCATCGGTGCGGTCAGCCGGTCGAGCGCGGCGAATTTGACGAGGAGCGAGAGGTTGCGATCGGCCACGCGTCAGTCCTCCGTTTGGTGGCGCTCGAGCGCGAGCGCGTGCCAGCGCATCAGCTCGCCCAGCGGCATCGCGGCGCAGACTGCGGGGGTCCAGCCCGCAAAGATGACGAATAAATTCGCCATCACCGGCTCTATTCGGTCGGGAAGAGCGCCGCCTTCTGCGCCTTCGACAGCAAAAAATCGGTAATGATGTCCCCGATCGCCATCAGATCGGGCAGCTCGATCGCGGCGGCTTCGACGGGCGAGATCAGCGGCGTCGCGATCCGGGGAAGCAGCTTCAGCAGCTCGTCGACGTCGACCAGGCCGATCTTGGCGAGCGAGAGGCCGCGCAGATCGCCGGCCACTGGCTTGCGCAGCTGAAGCTCGCCGACTTCCGGCGCATCGCCGACCTTGATCGGCGTCTCGAGCGTGATTTTGCGCAGTTCGGACATGTTCGGGCCTTTCGGGTGGGCGGATCAGGAGAGGAGGAGGGCGGCGCGGATCTCGGCCATCCGGTCGACGCCGTCGATCACGCAGACCAGATTGATGAAGTCGATCTCGACCCAGACCTGACGGTTGACCGACAGCTTGTAATAGCTGCAGGCGGTCTTCACGGCCTGCTTGCTGTCGTCGCCGGCCTTGCTGTCACCGAGATCGATCTCCTCGTGGCGGCCGCGCACGATGACTTCGACCGCGTCGACCGCGCCGGTGCTGTCGGATTGATAGGCGCCGGCGAAACGGATCTGTTCCGAATCGATGGCGTTGGACGCGAAGCCCGAGAAAATGGAGGGTACGATCCCGCCATATTCATGCTCGAAATCGATGGCCTTCAGGCCCTTCGACCATTTGACGGGGCCGAACATGCCGCCGCCCTGATATTCCTCCATATTCATCGAGAGGACGGGGAGCTTGATCGTGGTGGCCTCGCCCACCAGCGGGCCGCCGTTTACCGAAACGAGGAAATTCTTGAGCTTGGAGGGGAGCCCCATGGGTCAGGTCCTTTCGAGGAAAGACGGAAAAGCGGCGGCGATCAGCCCGTGAGGCCGTCGCCGAGGTTGGCGAGATATTTGTCGGTGAGCCGCTGGTTGAGGGTGATGGCCTCGGCCGGCGGGCAAGGCGTGTAATCATAGTCGATGACCAGCTTGCCGGCGGCGAGATCGGTGGAGGCGTTGTTCGCCGGATCGTACCAGGCGTTGGCGTCGATGATCCGCCCTTGCGCCTTCAGGCTGCGGAAATCGGCGTTGATCGTCTCCTCAAGGTCGCGGATCAGGCCCGCGGTGATGGGCTTGTCCACCGCCCAGGCCACGCCGTTTGCGATCGAGTCCATCAGCGCCTGGGCGGTGCGGACGGTGGACTCGAAGGCGTAGAGCGGCTCGTCGGAGGTGGTGCGATTGCCCCAGAAGCGGAAGCCCTCGCGCCTGATCAGCGTCGTCACCGGCGCGGCGTTGAGCAGGCCGGCGTCGTTGTTGGCGCTCTGCAGGTCGAAGAAGACGTCTTTCGACAGGCCGGTGACGCCGTTGACCGCGACGTTCGACAGCGTCTTGTGCCAGCCGGTCTGCTGGTCGATCAGCGCGCGCAGGCCAAGCGCACGGGCGATCGCGTCGCCGCCGGCGGCCGAGAAATCCGGCCAGATCAGCATCAGCTCGCGCGCGCCGAAATTGTCGCGATATGTGATGGCGCCGGCCACGTCGTTCGCCTGGGCGGCGCAATAGGCCATGCCGCGCAGCCGCTGCGCGATCGTCACGAGCGCGGTGGCCACCTCCTGCGTGTCGAGCCCGGGCGCGCCGAGGATGCGGGGGCGGACGCCGAGCTGCGCCTCGGCCGCGAGGAGCGCCTGCATCCCCGAGTAAGCGCCGCCGGCGGACCCGCCTATCACGTTGGTGGTGGTGGCTTCGGCGTCCGCTCCCTCCTCGACACGGACGACGACGATGATCGGCGAGGTCTGGTCGGCGATCGCGGCGAGCGATTTGGCGAGGGTGCCGTCCTCGCCGGCCTTGCCGAGCGCGGTTCGGACATCGGTGACGAGGGCCGGTTTGTTGAGCGGGAAGGTGGTGGCGTCGGCGTCTTCAGCGGTCGCGACCAGGCCGATGACGGCCGAGGCAATCTGCTGGATCGGGCGGGCGCCGGAAAGGATCTCCGAAACGCGGACGCCATGGTCGATGGAATTCACGGGCATGGGCTCTTGCTCCTGTCAGGCCGCGCCCAGGCGCAGCGGTACGGTGAGGCGGGTGAAGCTGTTGGCGGCGGGCCGATCGGTGCGCGCGCCCTCGATCGTCACGACGAAGGCGCCGGACGCCTCGCCGGGATCGATGCCGACGCGGGTAAGGCGGATGCGGGGTTCCCAGCGTTTGAGGGCGATCGCGGTCGCGGCGTAGATTCGCAGCTTGGTGGCCGCATTGAAGGGAGCGTCGATCAGGTCGAACAGCGCCGAGCCGAAATCGCGGCGCATCACGCGCGTGCCGATCGGGGTGGAGAGGATTTTGCCGATCGACTGGGCGAGATGCGCGTCGCCATCGAGGGCGCGGCCGGTGCCGGCATCCATCCCGATCACGCGAGCACCGCCCAGTCAATCAGCTGCGCACAGCCCCAGCCGGCGAGCATCGTCGCGGCAAGAACAGCCCACGCCGCCGCAATCACGGCGAGCGCGTGGCGCAGACAGGTGGAAAAGGCAGGGGCAGGCCGCATCGCGGCGCATGGTGGCGCGCGATGCGTCCAGGCGCGCGGTCATCGCGTCTTGGAACCGGGCTTTAGGACGCGGCGGTAATCAGGCGAGCTGCTGGGTGCGGAAGGCGGTGACGACCGGGGAGAGCCACGAGCGGAGGCCGACCTTGCTCGACACGGTGACGTCCTGCGTCGAGATGTCGATCGCCGACCCCGATGGCTCGCCATCGACAAAGCAGCGCACCGTCCGCTTGCCGCCTTCTATTCGGCTCTCGATACGGAGTGTGAAGTCCTGCCCCGTCGGCCGCGTGCCGAAATTGGCGATGTAATCGGGCGTGCTTCCTTTGTTGAGGCTGATGGTACCATTGTAAGCGATCTGGATGTAATAGCTGTCGTCCAGATCATTGAAGCTGAAGGCGATGTAGCCCGGCCAATAATCACCGCTGCTCCATTCGGCGTTCCAGGCGAAATCGACCTCGATTGCAAACTGTTCGCCGCCCGCATCGCGATAGAGCACCTCGTTCTGGCGGTGCTTGACGCTGCCGAGAATGCCGGCCGATGCCTGAAAGCTCCCCGGCGTCGTCTCGTGCCATCCGTTCTCACCGTCGAGGCTGGTCAGGTCGGCGGCGAAATCGTCCTCGAAGACGACCAGGTCGGCAGCCGTGGGCGTGGCGTTCACCGTCTCGAACGTGTGGCTCCCCCATGCGTTCGTCATCACCGTCCGCCGGTTGAGGACGTGCCCAACGTCGTCGGCGGTAATGAGATAGGTGGCTTCCGTTGCGCCGTCGATGTCGGCGTCGGTGTCGGACCAGAACCACTGATGCGAAACCGTCTCCGCGCCGTGGATGCGCGTGTCGTTGACGCCGATCGTCTCATCGACTTCCAGTGAGCCGGTGAGCGTCGCGGCGCCCGCATAATAAGGCGGCGTTACCCCGGCAATGTAGCTGAGCGCAGCTTGCAGCTTGGGCGCGTCCGCGTCGATCGCCGACTGATCAGTTTTCAGCCCCCAGGCACCAGAGGAGCCGGGCCGACTGACGTCGTTGAAATAGAAGAGGATCGAGTCGTCACCGATACGGCGCTTCAATTCGGCCAGCCACACGCCAGTCCAATATTTGATGCGCGGATCGGCCGCGACTTTGCCGGGGATGGTCGCATCCGAACCAGATGTGTTGGCGGTGACGTGCATCCCGCCCTCATACATCACATAATCCAGGCCGTTGCTCGCGGCGAGCGCGGCGACATTCGCCGCCCACTGGACCGGCTCGTCGATTGTCGGCCAGACGTCGGCAAAGACGTCCTCGGCCGACGCGGCGCTATCGATCATGAGGAAGTAGGGCGCGGTGGAGAGCGCGTCCGTCGCCGCGAGCGCGCCGAGGCCGAGCATCGTCGTAAGATCGTCCGTATTTCCGTTCTGCCAGGCGAGCACGCGGACCAGCCGATCCTCCGCTCCCTCCCACTCGGCCGCTACCAGCCCCATCACCTCCGCATGACGAGTGGCGTGCGCGGTAACAACCTTCGTCCAGTCGTCACCGGTGATCCCATGGGCGTTGGCATAGCGGAGCGCCGCCCCATAGCTGTTGAGGCGGGTGTTCCAGACCTCGTTGCCGAGCTCGACGTGCCATTTGCAGTTCCCCGGAAGATGGGCGCGCATATAGGCAGCCATCGCGCTGACATAAGCGTCCTCAACATCCCACGGAACGCAATTCCAAAGATATTCGTAGCCGGCGAGCGTCGCCAATTCGGCCATGTCTTCCCAACACACGCCATCGAATTTACCCGTTTTACTATCGACCAGATCGCCCGGCAGCATTCGATTGGCGAGCGTCTGCGTCTGTTCGGTGTTGAGGTTGGTGTTCTGCCAGTCCATCGTGCGCGCGCCGGCGAATTGGGAGGCCCAGGCGATGTAGGCCGGGTCGAATGTCGTGCCGGAATCGTTGCCGACCTCCACGCATTTGAGATTGCGGGGCGGATCGGCATTGAAGGCCGCCGCATCCGCCGGATCATCAAGGGTGAAATCAACGTGCGCGAAGGCGTCTTCGCCCGCACGATCGACCCACGTGAGAGGACAGGTGATTTCATGGTCGCCAAGCGTGTTCGCGCCCGCCGCAGCGCCACCAATGGAAACCCTCGCACCCGAGCCCCCTTCCCACGTAAACTTCACCGTGGCGGGCGCGATCGGCATCATCAGCATTTTGTAGATGTTCGTCGCGCCGGACGCCGCCGGAACGACGGCTTCAGGCTCCCCCTTGCTGGTGACGGCCACGCTCGCGCCCTCCCCCTGCGCCGCCCAGGGCGCATCCTGCGACTGGAGAAGGTCGTTGTAGATTTTCGGCCCCGAATAATAGGTCGATCGGCCGAGATTGACGGCGAAGCGCGCCGCCCCGGGCTCGCCCGGATCGGCGGCCTCGCTGACGGCGACGGTGAAGGCGCGATCGGCGGTGGCGCCGTGGGCGTCGGTGACGCGCGCGGTGAAGCTGTATTCGCCCGGATCGAGCAGCGCGCCGGCGGCGGCGCCGGTTTCGGCATCGATCTCGCCGGCGATCGGCAGCGCGCCGGCGGCGAGGGTGAAGCTGTAGGGCGGGTGGCCGCCGGTAGCGGTGAGCTCGAGCGACCAGGCGGCGCCGCTGACGCCGCCAGCCGCCGCGCCAGCGAGCGCGAGCGGGACGTCGCCGGCCGCGATCGTCACGGTGACATCGAAATCGGTGACGTTGCCGGCGGTATCGACCGCGCGCAGCGCGCAGACGTAGCTGTCCTTTTCAGGATCGTAGGCTTGCGCCGCCATCGAGAGCCGCGCGTTGGCGAGGGTGAAGGCGGCGGCATCCGCGCCGCCCATCTTGAGCCAGACGACGGGCTGATCGGCCACGAGCGTCGTCGCGAAGGCCGCGTTGGCGGCGATCGTGGTTTCGGTCTCCGAGAGGATGGCGGGCGGGGTGCGATCGGGGCCGGCCGATCCGGCCGCCGTCGCGTCGATTTCGAAAATGCGGATGCCATGCTGAAGGAGGATCATTCGGGCTCTCCCGAGGTGTCGGTGCCGGCCCTGACGAGGCCGTGCTTGTGGTGGGCGAGGCTGATGCCGGCGGCGGTGGCGTCCTCGCTGACGGTGAGCGCACCGGTGATCGAGACGTCGCCCTCGATCGTCAGGCCGGCGGGCGCGACCAGGCGCGCGGCGGCGCCGGCGGGCAGGATCGCCTCGAGCGCATGCGCCTCCGGATCGTAGGCGAGGACCGCGCCGTCCGAATATTCGATCAGCTCGCGCGCGCTGTCGCCGGCCGGCGGATGGGCGGCCGAGGCGATGCCGCGCAGCGCGATGCCGGCGGCGATCTCGCCCTCGGCGCAGATCAGGAGGACCTGCTCGCCGGCCGATGGCGGCGACCAGCTGCGCGTCGCGCCGGCGCGCGCCTCGATCCAGCGGATCGGCCCGGTGACGAGATCGCCGGCGCGAACGGTGCAGCGCGCGGCCGCGAGATCGACCGACTCGATCGAGCCGAAGCGGATCAGATCGCCGAGATCGCGACGCGCATCCGCCATCAGGCTTCAGGCTCGCTCTCGGGCTCCGACGCCTTGATGACGCCCAGCTCGATCTTTGCCGCCACGCCGAGCGCGACCTTCGCAACCCGCGCGGCGGTAGCCTCGGGGGCATAAGCGCCGGCGTCGTCGAGACAGGCGTTGACATCGCGCTTGTGGATGATGTCTCCCTCAATAAAAGAGACGGCCACCGTCCTCTTATCCTTGTCGAATTTTCCGATAGTCGTTTGCATGTGAAGTCCTTTTCAGACGCCGCGCGTATGCCAGTAGAAATTGACCGCTTCCCCATTGCCGTTTTTCACAGTGAAGCCGGTCGGCGGGTTGCCGACGACGGTGCGGACGCCGAGGTTCATTTCGTCGGCGGTCGCGCGCGCGCCCGAGCCGGTGGGCACGCACCAGCTGGTGTGCGCCACGGGCAGATTGACGGTGACGAGTCCTTCTGCGGGGACGGTGACGACGCCCCAGCATTCCTTGTAGCCGTCGCTGTGCACCCGGTAGCCGCCATTGGCCGCGAGGCTGGAGTCGACGACGCGGGTGTAGGCGGAGCCGTCCAGACCATCGAGCAGATCGGCATCGAGGCCGGAACCGGCGCCATCGTTCCCGACGTCCCAGACCGTGTTGCCGGCGCGCGTGATCGCGGCGCTCACATTCAGCGCGCCGCCTGCCGTCATGGACATCAGAACGGCGCCGCTGGTGTTCTCCCAACTCCATGCCGCATTGTTGAGCCATCGCATCGGCGAGACGCCGGAAACCGACGCCCAATTGTTGGAGTAGATCACCTTGTCAGGCGCGGACATGACGATCGCGCCGGTATAGGTAGCGCCTGTCAGCAGGGCGAACTCACTCGCCTGCCGTCCGTCGAGCATATCGGCGTCGAGGCCCGAACCGGCGCCGTCATTGCCGGCGTCCCAGATCTTATTGTCCGCGCGGGTCAGTGGCCCGGTGCCGGTCAGGAAATTGACGCCGGCGGCGCACTGTATCTTCAGCGGCTCCGAAAAATTCTGGTCGCCGACATAGGCGAGCTGGCGACCGGCGCTGTCGCGGAAGGCCAGATAGCCGGCCTGCGTGACTGTGCCGGGCGCCAAGATGGCCGCACCGAGCCCCGCGGCAGACGCCAGCACGAAAGGCGCAGAGATACCGCCGGTATAGATCGCGCCCGACAGCAGCGCGAACTCGCTTGCCTGCCGCCCGTCGAGCATGTCCGCATCGAGGCCGGAACCGGCGCCGTCGTTGCCGGCGTGCCAGAGCTTGTTCGTGCCCCACGCCGGATAGGTCGGGTAGATGCGCAGCCCGTTCGTATTGGCGAAGGCGCTGAAGATGGTGGCCCCGCTGGCCGCGAAACCATAAGTGACGCCGGCATCATCGCCATAGCCGCCGAAAAAGAAGCGCTCAGTGGCGGCAAGCGTGCCGCTAATCCCATAACCGCGCGCCCAGACCCCCACGCTGCCATCGGCAGCGGCCGACGTCACCAGCGTGGTGTCCTTCACGTCGAAGACGACATCGACGCCTTGCTTTTTCAGGTAGACGCCGTCGTGATTATGCGTCGCCGGCGCGTAATAGGCGCCATGCTGTCCGTCGAGCAGGTCAGCATCGAGGCCGTTGCCGGCGCCCTCCGCCTTGAGGCCGGCCGACTTCAGCCCGATCGCCGCGCGGAAGGCGACGACGCTCATCGAGGTGAGCAGCCCCTTCACATAATCGGAGGGCGCGCCGGCGCCGAGGCGCGCGTCGAGCCAGCTCACCACCGCCGCCTTGAGGCCCTTCGGCGTCACCGCACGCGCGGCATCGGCGCCGGCGGTCGCTTCGGCTTCGGTCGCCAGCTCGACGACGCCCTGGGCGTCGGCCGTCGCCGGCGGATTGATGAAATTCGCGTCGCCAAACGCCAGCTCGGTCGCGTCGATATCCGCGAAGCGCACGTCGATCGCGAGGAGCATGATCGACGCGGCGGTCTTTTCGAGGATCGGTTCGGCCTGGCCGTAAAGCGCGAACAGCGTGCCGTCGCCCAAATAGAGCGCTAGCGACTTGACCGTGTACGTGTCCATGCCTTCGTCACGCACGATCAGGTGGATCGTGTCGTCGGCCACGACGGCGCCGGAAAGCGTCGCGATCCGCTTGATCTCGCCCGGCAGCGTGGTGTCGGTCTTCGCGGCGGCGATCGCGGTGGCGGAGACGCCGGCGGCCGCGATCGTCACCGGCGCGGTGCCGTTATTCTGCGCGTTGACCAGCGCGGCGCGGCCGGCGTCGGTGACGACGATGGTGACGTCGCTCATGGTGCAAATCTCCGGATCATGCGGCGGCCGCGACGGTGTTGAGGCGCGCGTAGGTTGCGGGGCGCGCGACGGCGATCAGGCCCACGGCGCCAGCGAAATCGAGCGACTGCGTGAAGGTAAAGTGCGATCGCACCGGCTTGGTGCGGGTGATGTCGGCGATCACCTGATCGACATAGTCGGCGCTCGGCGCGCCGCCGGCGACGTTGGCGAGACTCAGGATCAGGCTGAAAGTGTGCGGATCGCCGGCAGGATCAGTCTCCCACCATTCACGCAGCGCGATCGCGCCGCCGAGCGCGGCGACGACGGCCCGCACCGAGCTGATCGTGCCCTTCCAGCGCTGGATCGGGATCGCGCGGCGGATACGCTCGCGCTTCACCGCTTCGGGCCATTCGGGCGACCAGATGTCGATCGACAGCGCCCAGGCGAGATAGGGCAGCAGCTCGACGGGGCAGGTATCGGGATTCCAGAGCGGCTCGATCGGCGTCGGCACATCCGAGAGCCGCGCGGTGGCGGCTTCGAGCGCGCGCTCGAGCGGGGTTGCGTTGGGCGGGAGCAGCGTGGTCATTCGCCGAGACCCGCGTGCATGATCGTGATCCCGGTGCAATGGGCGGCCTGGGTGCGATCGAGGACGATATCGGCGGCCGGGCTGGTGAGGACTATATTCTGGACGCCGGCGCAATGCAGCGCGGCGAACAGGCCGGAGCGCGTCACGTCGCGGCCCAAGCGTGCGCTTTCGGCGATGTAGGTTTCGACCTGGGCGCGAGACTGGGCGAGGACGATCGATGAGTCGGGGCCGGCGAAGGTCGTGATGCTCGCCTCGACCGCGTAGGGCTCGATATCGGCCGACTGGACGATGACATTGTCGGTGAGCGGGCGGCGCGTCTCGGCGCTGAGATAAGCGTCGACGGTGGCGAGCAGATCGGCCGAGGCGGTGCCGTCGCCGCCGCGCGCGAGGATGCTGACGACGACGGTGCCCGGCGTCGGGCTGGTCGCGCTCGCATCGAGCACCGCCGGATCGGCCGAGAGCGCGTGGAAGATGTAGGCGCCCTCGGGGCCGGCCACCGAAAAGCCCTCGGGCGCGAGGACGAGGCGGCGGCGCAGATCGGCGTCGCTCTCCATTTCGGCGGGCGTGCCGGCGTCGGCATCGGCAGGCGTGAGCGTCAGACGGACGACGCCGAACAGGGCGGCGAGATTGTCGAGATCGGCGCCGGTGGCGAAGGCCGGCATCACCGCGCGCGCGGCGTCGTTGACGCGGCCACGGATGAGCGTCTCGCGATAGGCGGCCACCTGCAGGATGATGACGGCCGGGTCCGATTCAACGGTGGCATCGAACGTCGGCAGCAGCATCTGCACGTTGGCGAGCATGTCTGCGTAGATTGTCTCGAAAGACAGCGCCTCGACCACGGCGGGCGGCGGCAGGCGCGAAAGGTCCACGGCCGTGAAGGGCGAGCTGTCGGTCATCGCGCCGATCTCGCCCGCCGCGCGCGCGTGGTGCCACGCTGCCGCGTCTTGGAGCCCGTCTTTAGGACGCGATCAGCGCGAGCAGGTGATCGAGGATGCGCTCGCGATCGGCGCCGGCGAAACCGAGGAGGCGGCGCATTGGATAGAGCGCCTCGGCGGTGCTGCGCTTCGGATCGACCTTGTCGCGCAGCCCCTCCTGATGGACACGCGCGATCCGCGCCGCGCGGCCGCCGAAGCCGACTTCGGCGCTGTCGGCGGTGCTGCGCGCCTTCAGGTAGCGCGTCGTCCGCAACTTCGCGAACATCGCGCGGCGCACGGTGCGCCCGCCGCGCGCGGCGGCCTTGGCGGAGACGCCCTTGTGATGATCGGCGAGGCGCGGTTTGCGGGGCTCGAACGGCACGCCGTCAGGGTTTACCTGCGCGGCGATGCGCTGCGCCTGGGCGCGGCGCAGCTCGGCGGCGATCGCGCGCGTGGCGCGGCGGCGCTGCGCGGGGTTCAGGCCGTCGACGATCCGCGCCAGCGTGGCCTCGAGTTCGGCGAGGTCCTCGGCCATCAGTCGAGCGGTAAAATCCGGTCGGCGTCGGCGGGAGGCTGCTCCATCCACAGTTCGCGCAGCACGCCCGTGGGATCGCCGTCGATCGGGCCGGGCTCCTCAAGGTGCTCGAGCTGGTAGCCGCCATCCTCTTTCTGCGTGACGGTGACGGTTTCGGTCAGCTGCAGCTCGATCGAGATGTCACAACGCTTATCGTCGAGCAGGTCGACCTCGAAGCGGATGGCGTCACCGCGCAGATCCTCGTTGAGGAACTGCTCGGGCTGGTTGGCGCGCATCCACTCGAGCAGCGGGAAGAGGATCGCGTCGGCCTCGCCCTCATAGCTCAGGAGGAAGAGGGTGAGCTGATAGCGATATTCGAAGCCCAGCGCCGGCGTCGCGCGCGCGACGAGGCGGCCGCGTTCGACATAACAGCGAAAGCGGTCGGGATCGGTGATGAGGTCGGGCACGACGCCGGCGAGCGCGGCGGCAAGGCTCTTCGGCTTCAGCATCAGCGTTTGTCCGTGCAGGCGCCCGGGCTGTTCCATTCGATCAGGCGGCCGAGCTGGGCGGTGACGGCGGCGAGTGCGGTGACGACGCGGATCGCCGCCTCGCGCACCGCCAGCGGCATCGTCGCGGCAGCATCCTCGGGAAAACCGGCCGGCGCGACGGGGCAGGTGAGAAGATCGGCCGGCGGCGTGTCGCGCACCGCGATCGCGGCGGGTGCGGCCGGCCGGCTATCAGCCGCCGGGTGCGCGCAGCCCGCCAGCGCGGTTGAGAGCACCAAACCAGTTGCCGCTAACGCGATCGTCCGAACCCACTTGAGCATTGACCTTCTCCATCGTCTCGGCGGCGGCGCGCGCATCGGCCGCCGCCGCGCGCGCGAGGGCCGCGTCCTGTGCTGCTTTCGCCTCGCGATCGGCCGCCGCCTGGGCGAGTATCCGCGCGCTTTCGGCGGCGGTGTCGCGCTCCTCGCGCGCGAGCGCGGCGACGCGATCGAGGCAGGCGGCGCCGCGTCTGCCCTCAGCCGGGTCGAGCTTGGCGCCGGCGGCGGCGCAGACAGTCTCGCCCCAGCTGATGAGTCGCGCGCGGTCGGCGCGGCCGAGCGCCCCCCAGACATAGAGGCTCGCGGCGGCTGCGGCGATGAGCAGCAGCGTGACGTAGCTGCGCTCGCTCCGGACCCAGCCGAGCGCGATTTTCAGCAGGCCGATCATTGATCCCTCCGCAACCCGAGCCGCTCGAGGAGCGCGCCCGGCAGCGCGCCGGCGGCGGCCGAGACAGACTCGATGAAGCGGGGCGTGGCGCGGAACGCGACCATCGCGACGACGAAGCCGATGGCCTGGCTGACGAACGGGTCGAGGTGGAGCCACGCGGTGACGCCGAGCGTGACGTAGTAAGAGACGCAGATCCCCACCGCCCATTGAAGGAGGCGCTGGCCCCAGCTCAGTCCTTTTTCCCATGCCTGGGCGACGGCGGCGCCGAGCGCGGCCGGGGCGAGCGCGGCGGCGAGCGAGAGGAGGGCCGAGAGGGCTTCGTCGGGCAGCTTGCTCATGTCAGTCTCAGTCCCACAGGTTCACAAGGGGGAGGGTTTCGGCGGCCGGGGCGGTGGCCGGGATCGTCACCGCGTGGCCTTCCGGCAGAGCGGCGGCGAGCGCGGCGAGGCCGGGATTGGCGTCGAGCACCGCCTCGACCGTGCCCGAGGCGCCGGCGACGGCGCGCCAGACGAGCGCGTCGAGGCTTTCCTGCCCAAGCGCCGTGACGAGGAGATCGGCCATCAGATCAGCGCCACTTTCGAACGGCGCTTGCCGAGAATGTCTCGGATCGCGTGTAGCGCGTTGCGGCGATGCTGCTCGACTGGCAGCGCCACCTCGGCCGCGCGATGCAGGCCATCGCCGGTAGCGGAGATCTCGGCGTGCGTCTCAAGGAGGTCGGCGGCGGCGGCGCTCATCACCGCGCGCGTCCAGGCGCGCACCTTGGTGCTCACCCCGTCGATGGAGTCAGCGGGCACCTCGGCGAGCGAGTCGTGGCCGGCGGCAAGCTGGGTGGTCGCCCAGGCGGCAAGGTCGCGCTGGACGGTCGCGATCGCGGCGACGATCGCCGCGCGCAGCCGCGTGGGCGTGACGACGTCGCCGAGCCGCATCGCCGCGCGGACGTCGGCCGGCGCGATCGCCGGGTACCAATCGCCCGCCGAGACGGGTTCACCGTCGCCGGCGGCGATAGAAGCCGGGATCGAGACCGAGAAGGTCACACCACTTTCCCGCCCGCCGAGGCCGGGGCAGCGGGCGCGAAATCACCGCATTTCGGGAGTGGCAGCGTGGCGGGCCAGTAAAAGCCGGCGACGCGCGAGCGGGCGAAACGCGCGCGGTTGACCGCATCGCCCTGATTGCCGCCGAGCAGTGTGACGTTCGCGCGATCGGCGCCGACGCAGAAAGCGACGTGGCCGAGCGAGGGGTGGGGCGGGTTGCGTTCGATGACCGTGATCGCGCCCAGCGCCGGCCCGGCGAGCCTGACGAAATGCGGACTGCCGCAAAAGCTCTTGGCCGCCGGCGAGCGGGTGCCGCGCACGCCGGCGCGCTCGAGCATCGCGTTGACGAAGATCGCGCACCAGGCCACCGCCTCCTCGCTGCCTTTCAGCCAGGCACAGCGGGCGTCGGTGCGGTAAGCGATGATTTTCGGATTTTCCGCCGCGCCCCGGATTTCGTGCGTGCCCTGCTCGGCGGCTGCGAGGGCAATCCATTTCGGTTCGAACATTGTGCCTCCGATGGTTCGCCCGCCCGGCTGTCGGGGGTGAGGAGAGCGACGGGCTCGATCCGGCCGGGGCCGTCTTGCCGATCGCTTTCCGCCCCCGAGCGCCGGGGGGCGAGCGGGTTGGCCGGGATCAGGCCCCGGCGTCATCCTTCACGGCGTCGGCAAGGCGCGCGGCTTCGCGCTTCAGCGCGTCGAGCTCCTTCTTGACGCCGACATTGGCGTTGAGCGAGCGCGCGCGCTCGAGTCGCGCGACGGCGGCTTCGATCGTCGCGCGTTTACCGCCGGCGGGGCCGTCGCCGGCATCGTCGAGCAGCGCGGCCTGACGGGCGAGCTGGCGGCCGAGCGCGGCGTAGAGTTTCGCGCGGACCTGATCGAAAATATCCTGCCCGTCGACGAGCTGCTCGACGGCGAGGAGGATTTTCAGATCAAAGTCCTCGCCCTGCCCGATCGTCTTCAGCGCGGCGTCCGCTATTTCCTCGCAGATCAGCGTGGCGGGTGTGCGCTTGTAGCGTTCGGGCAGGGCGAGTCCGTAGCGGAGCATCGCCGCCGCGAGCGGCAGCGCGCCGAGATAATCACCGACGTCGATCCGCCAGACCATGATGACCGGCAGGATCTCATCGTCCACGCCGCGCCCGGTCTCGGCCATGCCGCGCACCACGCCGTGCACCCACGCCTCATAGGCGGGGAGCAGCTCGCGCTTGACCTCGATCTTGCCTTCCACCGACTGGATGTCGTGGAGGCGGCGCAGATCGAGGCCAAGGCGCGCGCGCAGCAGCTCATATTCGCTCGCCGCGCCGCCGCTGTGCGCGGCGAGGCCGCTGGCGGCGGTGGCGCCCGCCTTGGCGGCGAGGACGCGCTGGCGATGCTGGCGAGCGGGGCTCATCAGACGTCACCCTCCGCTTCCTTCGCCGCCATGGTGATGTTCTCGGCCACGGCCATCAGGCCGTTTTCTTCGACGACATAGGCCTCGTTGACGCTGCCGAAATCGGCGATGCGATCGAGATCGGGCTGATCGATGATCGCGCGACGCTCGGTACCCTCCTGCGCGTAGATCGAGAGATTATCGAGGCGAGTGACTGCGATCTTGCCCGCCGGAAAGTAGGGTACGCGGACTGCCGGCAGGCCGCCGAGCTTCTTGGTCGACAGGATGACGTCGCGCGCGAGCTGCTTTTCGGCGTCATCGCCGGCGGCGTTGACGATGTTGAAATATTTGTCGTGGACCAGATCGCGGCCGACGATCGCAACCAGCTGCGTATCGTCGCGGAAGGGCTCCTCGAGCACCTCGATCAGATCGAAGACGAGCGCGTCGAGGTTGACATAATCGGCGTCGCCGGTAGCCGCGACGTAGATCTTGTCCTCGTCGAGGCTGCCGTGGGACATGATCTGCTCGGGCGCCTGGTCGAGCAAATTCTTCAGCCAGCCCTTGTTGACGTCCTGGAGGAGCGGGTTGTTCGTTCGGTTCGTCGTCGCGGCGACCGACGTGCCATTCCAGCCGATCATCATCCGGTCGAGACCCTTGCGGGTGGCGATCGCGTCGCGGATGATCGTCTGAAATTCAGGCTTGTGTGCCCAGGCGTCGAGCTTGGCGTAGCGGATGGCGGTGTCGAAGTTGGTCTGCTCGCAGCGGTAGCTCCGCCCGGTCGTATCGGTCGGGTCGATCGGGTTGCGGCGCGTGCCGCCCGACGTGTCGGTGCGGCCGGCGATCGTCGAGGTGATGCCGAGACCGACCTTCTCGCCCTCCTGCTGGACCACCGGCTCGAAGTTGATCCGCGACAGGAACTGGCTGGAAAGCTGAACTTTCTGCTCGATTTTCTGCGCCACCGTTGGGGTGACGGTGAACTTGGTCGAGACGTCAGGCACGCCGTTCAGCGCGGCGATGCGCGCAGTGTAGGCGTTCCAGAGAAGGCGGGTTTCGTTACGCATCGGGAGAGGCTCCGGTCAGTGGTTCGGCGGGCGGCGGGGCGGCTGGGGCGATCAGCAGTCGGTTTCGATGGTGGCGTCGGCGCCGGTGGCGGCCGGGCGGCGGCTGAAGCCGTTCGGCGCCTGCTCGATCTTGGCCTCCAAGGCTGCGAGATCGCCGGCCACCTTGGCGATCGCGGCGCTGTTGGTGGCGCTTGACGCCTGGATGGTGTCGGCGAGCTTGCCGAGGCCCTCGGTCAGCAGCGCGGCGAAATTGTCGTTTGCGGGCTTGGGCTGCTCGATCGGCTTGGGCTCTTCAACCTTGGGCTGGCCGGCAACGAGGCCAGAGAGCCACGACTTGAAGGTGTTGATCGCGCCGTCCTCGGCCGCCGGCGGCGCGGCCTCGAACTCGATCGGTTCGCTCAGCTCGATCGCGGAGAAGAGGTTTTCGGGGGCAGTCTTGCGGCCGTCGAACATCGGCTTCAGCGCCGAAAAGGTAAGCGCCTCGACGCCCAGCGAGGCGGGATTATCGGTGACCGCGAGCCCGATCAGGCCGATCTTGCCGGTGCCGGCGAAGTTCGGGCTGATCTCGACCGATGGATAGGGCTTCTGGCCGGCCTTGCGGATCGCGACGAGCTGATCGTTGCCGTCCACCTGACAATAGAGCGCGCGGCGTTGGACCGACTTGCCGTCGATCTCGATCGTGTCGGTCTGCGCCTTGACGGCGATGACGTCGCCGTAACCATTGAACGGCGGCTCCGGGCTGAAGCCCTTAATGTGCTCGCAGTTGATTCGCACCGGCGCGGTGGCTGGATTGAAGTTCCCCACGATCTGATCGATCCAGGCGGCCTCGACCTTGCGGCCGTCCGAAACGGTCTGCCCTTCAACGAAGGCGCGGAAAAACTTGCTTTTGGCCATGGCGGGTCTCTGCTCCGAATGATGCGGCTCTGGCGCCGGCGTGTCGGCGGAACAGGGACCGGAGAGGCGGCGACGCGCAACGCGCGCGCGTCCTAAAGCCCGGTTCCAAGACGCCGCGCCGCCGCGCGGCGGCGAGCGAGGCGGCAAGGTCCGGCGCCATGTCGTTGCCGCCCTCGACCATGCCGATCCCGATCGACGCGCGCCGCCAGGCGCGCTCGCTTTATTGGCGTGGGTGGGGCGTGACGCAGATCGCCGACGAGCTGCAGATCAAGCGGGCGACGATCGAGAGCTGGAAGCAGCGAGAAAAATGGGATGACGCGGCCTCGCTATCGAAGATCGAAGATGCGCTGGAATGTCGGCTGAACCTGCTGATCGCGAAAGAAAATAAAGAAGGAAAGGACTTCAAGGAGATCGACCTGCTGATGCGCGCCGTCGTCTCGGCCGCGCGTGTGCGGCGGTATGAGGCGCCCGGCGGTCATGAGGGCGATCTCAACGAGAAGGTCGCGAACCGGAACGCCGGCCCAAAGAAGACGCCGAAGCGCAATTTCCTAACGCCGGAGCAGATCGAGGCGCTTCGACAGGATTTCTTCGCCAATTTATTCGGCTATCAGGCGCTCTGGTGGGAAGAGCGCAATCAGCGCACCCGCTTCATCCTGAAATCACGACAGATCGGCGCGACCTGGTATTTCGCGCGCGAGGCGCTGCTCGATGCGCTCGAGACGGGCCGCAACCAGATATTCCTGTCGGCGTCGCGCAACCAGGCGAACATCTTCCGCAGCTACATCGTCGAGTGGGTCTATGCGGTGACCGGCGTCCAGCTCACCGGCGAGCATCTGACGCTCGATCGCGGCGATGACGAGGACGGCAAGGCGCTTGAGCAGCCGACGATCTATTTCCTCGGCACCAATTACCGGACGGCGCAGGGCTATCACGGCAACTTCTATTTCGATGAATGCTTCTGGGTCCACGGCTTCGAGCAGATCGAAGGCGTGGCCAGCGGCATGGCCACCCAGAAGCGCTATCGCGAGACCTATTTCTCGACGCCCAGCTCGATCAGGCACGAGGCCTATTCCAAGTGGACTGGCAAGCAGTGGGCGGAGGGGCGGCCCAAGAGCGAGCGGGCGAAGATCGACGTCAGTCACAAGGCGCTGAAGGAGGGCGCGCTCGGGCCGGATCGGATCTGGCGTCACATCGTCACGATCGAGGATGCCGAGGCGGCCGGCTGCGACCTGTTCGACATCGAGGAGCTGCGCGCGCGCAAGGCGCCCGACGTCTTCGACAATCTCTACATGTGCAATTTCGTCGACGATACGGTGTCGATGTTCCCCTTCGCGCTGATGCGGCGGGCGTGCGTCGACAGCTTTGACGCGTGGCGCGATTTCGACCCCTATGCGCTGCGGCCATTCGGCGATCGCGAGGTGTGGATCGGCTATGATCCGCAGGAGAGCGCCAATGGCGACGATGCCGCGTGCGTCGTCGTCGCGCCGCCGGCCGGGCCGAAAGGCAAGTTCCGAGTGCTCGAGAAGCACCGCTGGAAGGGCAAGGACTTCACCGAGCAGGCGGCGGAGATCGAGAAGCTTTGCGACCGCTACAATGTCCAGCACATCGCGATCGATACGACCGGCGCCGGCGCGGCCGTCTGGCAGTGCGTCGTCAAATTCTTCCCGCGCGCGGTGCGGATCGACTACAGTCTGCAGGTGAAATCGGCGATGGTCTACAAGGCCAAGCACGTCTTCACCGCCGGCCGGATCGAGTTCGACGCCGCGTGGAACGACATCGCCGCGAGCTTCATGGCCATTCGCCCGCAGCTCACCGGGTCGGGCCGCCAAATCACCTATGTAGCGCAGCGCAGCGATGCGATCGGCCACGCCGATCTCGCCTGGGCGATCATGCACGCTCTCTACAACGAGCCTTTGGACGCGGACGATGGTCGACCGCGCAAGAGCAGACTGAGGATCATCACCGATGACGGACAGCCCAGCCCACGGCAGCGCCGACGCCGCAACCGCGCCCCGGAAGGGCGCCGCCGCCCGGATGTTCAGCTTCGGCGACCCGGAGCCGGTGCTGGATCGCCGCGACCTGTTCGGCATGCTGGAGTGCGTGCGCAACAGCCGCTGGTACGAGCCGCCCATCTCGATGCGCGGCCTCGCGCGCGCCTACCGGATCGCGCCGCATCATAGCTCGGCTATCGTCGTCAAGCGCAATCTGCTGCTCAAGACCTTCGTGCCGACGAAGCTGCTGTCGGCGTCGACCTTCGGCCGGTGGGTGCTCGATTATCTTGTGCTCGGCAACGGATATCTCGAGCGGCGTGACAATATGCTCGGCCGGCCGATGGAGATGGCGCCGGTGCTCGGCGTCTATACGCGCGTCGGCATCGAGGAGGGCCATTATTGGTTCGTCACCGATATGCGCGCGCCGCACGCGTTCGAGCCGGGCAGCGTCTTCCACATCGCCGAGCCCGATCTCGCCCAGGAGATCTACGGGATGCCCGACTATCTGTCGGCGCTGCAGAGCTCGCTGCTCAACGAGGCGGCCACCTTGTTCCGCCGGCGCTATTATCAAAACGGGTCGCACGCCGGGTTCATTCTCTATGCGACCGACGCCGAGCTGGACGATGAGGATGCCGACGGCCTCGAGGAGGCGCTGCAGGGAACGAAGGGTGTCGGCAATTTCCGCAATCTGTTTCTCCACGTGCCGGGCGGGAAGAAGGACGGGCTACAGCTGATCCCGATCGGCGAGGCCGCGGCGAAGGACGAATTTCTCGGAATCAAGAACACGACGCGTGACGACATGCTCGCCGCGCACCGCGTGCCGCCTCAGCTGCTCGGCGTGGTGCCGGCCAATGCCGGCGGGTTCGGCGATGTCGAGAAGGCGGCCGACGTCTTCTTTCGCAATGAGATCGAACCGCTGCAGGCGCGTTTCCTCGAGCTGAACGACTGGCTGGGCGTCGAGGCGGTGCGGTTCCGGCCCTACGATCTGCTTTCGGCCGTCGCGGCCTGACATCCGTTCCCGCCCGGTGACGGCCGGGCGGGGGGAGCCGCGCGCGAACGCGGCCCACCGGCGAGCGGACACTCGCCACGACCTGACTGGCCGATCAGGCCGCCCCGCACCCGTGCACCGGGCGGGGTCTCCTTGCGTGAGTGATCCTTATGAAATCGTTAAGCATGCCTGTTTCCCCCGTCTCTCCCGCCGCAGGCTATATCGGCGGCAAGCGCAATCTGGCGCGGCGGCTGGTGTCGATCATCGATCGGATCGACTGCGACGCCTATGCCGAGCCTTTCGTCGGGATGGGCGGGATTTTCCTGCGCCGCACGCGGCGGCCGGCGGCCGAGTTCATTAATGACGTGTCGGGTGACGTGGCCACCTTCTTCCGCGTGCTGCAGGAGCATTATCCCTATTTCATCGACATGCTGCGCTGGCGCGTGGCGAGCCGCGCCGAGTTCGAGCGGCTGCGCGCGCTGCCGGCCGAGCGGCTGACCGATCTGCAACGCGCGGCGCGGTTTCTTTATCTGCAGCGGCTGGCGTTCGGCGGAAAGGTGAGCGGGCGGAATTTCGGCGTAAGCCGGGGACAGGGCGCACGGTTCAACGTCGCGAAGCTCGAGCCGATGCTGGCGGATATCCACGAGCGGCTGGCCGGCGTCGTGATCGAGCGGCTGGGCTATGGTGAGTTCATCCGGCGTTATGATGGTGCGGGCACGCTCTTCTATCTCGATCCGCCCTATTTCGGGTGCGAGCGCGATTACGGCCAGGACGTCTTCGGCCGCGACGATTTCGCACAGCTGGCCGAGCAGCTCGCCGGCATCAAGGGGCGCTTCCTGCTGTCGATCAATGACCGGCCCGAGGTGCGCGAGATCTTCGCGCGGTTCCGGCACATCGAGGTGACCACCACCTATCAGGTCGGCGATACGCCTCGGCCGGCGCGCGAGCTCATCCTGTCGAACTTCGACGCCGCATAGCAGTGTGAGGCGGCGCTTCCGGGCGCCGCCTCGCCTTGGCGGCGGCCAGCCCTCGTGCGCGGCCGCCCAGATCGGCCACCTCGCGCAGACCCTCCCGGGCGCGGACGTCGCGTTCGGTGTCCTCGGTCGGCGCCGATGACTCGATGTCCACGCCGACGTTCAGATACGTCACCCGATCCCACGGCTCGCGGCTCCCCAGCTTGCGCGCGACCGCGTCGGCGTGCGCCTCCTCCTTCGTCGCTCGCCACAGGCCCATCGGCCGGCCGAACAGCCGCACCCGATAGCGCCGCAGCTCGCGCGGCCACTCAACCCCATCCCCCGTCATGCTCGCGTCGTCACTCCCCTGCCCGATCGCACCTTAACCCGCCGCGCGGCGCAAGGCCCCCCGCCTCGCCTGCCCGCTTTTTGGGTCGGTTTTGATGCGCTTCATATCTGTCGATGCATCCGCCTGTAGCCGCCGGAAATAGCGGCTATCAGCCTCGTGGCGCGCCGATTGGCGTGGCCGATCGCTGATGCGGATTGATGCACCCAGGCGGCCCTAAAGGTCGTCGTGTGCTGGCGAATGATTTTCGCGCACGGCCGCCTTCAGGGCGAGGGGTGGTCTCGGAAAAACCTAACATCCCTGACCACCCCCACCTTTTTGGAATTAACACACTCATTTTATTGGCGTTTCCCTGTTAGGGTTCACCCCTAATCTGGCCTGACCTTTTTTCCGCAAAAACCTAACCACCGCAGAAATCCGCCGTTTTTTGATCTCGAAATGTTAGGTCTCTCTCACCTAATCAGGTTAGGTCGATGTTAGGCCCAATGTTAGGTGAAAAACGGCGGAAATCCGCCGATGTTAGGAATGTTAGGTTTTTTGCGAGACTGCCCTCGTATCTGGGGGAGGATGGCCGACTTTGCCGAAATCGCCATAGCTCCTGCAGCTTCTGGTGATCGTCATGTCAGCAAAGCGCTCCGCTATCTGGTCGGCGAGAAGGTCGAGAGCCGCTCGGCGCTTCTCGAAATTATCACGGCGGATGTCGGCATAGATGCCAGCCTTAGCCTGGCCGAGGGCAAAGCGGATCTCGAAACGCACGTCTTCCGGCGCCAGCAGTTGAGGGGGTTGCTTCACAGGCTGAGCCAGTCGGTTTCAGCGTCGTCGATCGCGGCGAAGGTGTCTCCCTCGGCCGATAATGAGCGCAGCCGCGCGCGAACGTCTTCCGGCGAGCCGTCGCGCGGAAAAAGAGGGTCCTTGCGGGCCGAGTTGGCCAGCTCGTCAATCCAATCACCTCGATCGCGCTGGGCTAAGAGCCAGCGGCCGAATGGTTCACGTTGCATTTTGCGCCTCACGAATCGCGTTGAAGCGCAACTTTATCATGTTCCCCTTACGTTCTTAAAGAGCAACGGGAACAGCCAACGAACAGACTGTGCCGCCTATTGTGACACCACAAACCGATGCTCGCCGCGCGTTTCGCGCTTTCTGCGTTGACCTGAAAGCGCGGTTTGTCTAGGCGTTCAGCCGTTGGAGACGTGGGTGAGTGGCTGAAACCAGCGGTTTGCTAAACCGTCGTACGATTTAAGGTCGTACCCCGGGTTCGAATCCCGGCGTCTCCGCCACCCACACAT